CGTGCCGCCGTAGGTCATGGTTTCATGGGGCAGCGGGTCGGAAAACTGCGCCTTAATCAGCGCCTGGGCGGCCGCGAAGTGGGCTTCTAGGTCGCTGCCGCTATCGTCAAAAGGGACGATTAGCCGGTGGCCATTGCAAGTGAAGGCGCAGATGCGCCGGCCTTTGGTGTTGGTGGCCGGGATAAAGCGGGTTTCAATGCCGATCATTACAGCCCCCGCTCAAAAGCATAGTCCTCGAGGGACGTTACAAGCCCGTCGAAGTCCTCGGACGGCCCCAGCAGATCGGCCAGGATTTCAACAGTGCGGATATCGACGCCGGTTGTGTCGGCGAGATCTTCGAGATAGGCGCGGCGGTTCTCGAATCCATGCTCTTGATAGATAGACATTTTGAGTTGCTCCAGGGTTAAAAAGAGGGGAGATTGCGGATCCATGCGTCCGCGTCTAGGTGTTGCTCGCTGATCGTGAAGGGTTCACCGGCCGCGCGCAGGGCGTCAACTAGGACGCCGGCGTCACAATCTTCCTCGAGCCATACGCGGCGGCTTGGGGCGCGCTCGCGATAGCTGTAGCTCGATATCCTCCCGGCAATGCCGAGTCGCTCGAGCGTGTCGACGTCAGAGCTGAGCCATCCGTGTCCGGGGTCTTGAATGTAATAGAGCTGCATTTCAGGCCTCATTAATTGCATTGTTGAAAGCTTGCGATTCGTCGCCGGCCAGGACGACAGGCGACAGGGAAAGCTTGCGAGCGGCAGCGATGCGCGCCCAAGGGGTCACTTTCCAAACATGGGAAGGCCAGTAGTCCTCGAGCATTGCGCGGCCGATAGCAGCGATCGGGTCAGCTGCGCGCACTAGGTAATGGCCTGCCGGGGATGATGCGAGATAGTCGGTCATGGTTTTCCTTTCTGATCAAAGTAAGTCGGCGGTCAAAAATTGTTGGCCGTGATTCAGGGCGAGCAGCTGCATCGCTTCCCACTCATCAGCGCCGCGCTTGCCATACCCGAGCGAACCAAGGGCCACAGCGCAAAAAGATGGGGAGCCGTCACCGAAGGGTTCAGCGTGCTCGATGGTGACAATGACAAACTGCCGATTGCCGGCCCAGTCTAGGTATTGCATTTGATATTGCTTGCTCATGGTTGCCTTTCGTTGGTGGTTGACTGTCAAGCCTTCGATTCTATGAATGGTCTATTGACTGTCAAGCCCCTAAGGCCATGATATGTTTTTATTGCAGCCCGAAGGGCAATAGTTTTTCTTGATCAACAGCTCACGCTATGGCATGATGCGCGGCCATAGGCATTCCCAATTCGTACCCGATGAAAAAGCTCACAAGGAAACAAGTAGCCGAAGGCCTGAAGGCAGTACCGCTAGAGACCGTCCTGCTAGGCGCAGCTGGAGCTAAAGAGACAAGGCTCACAGCGAAGCAAAAGGCATTTGCTGAAGGGATAGCACTAGGCAAGAGCAAGGCCCAGGCTTACCGGGATGCATACGACACGAAGTCAAAACCGCACCACCAGAGTCTCGAGGGCCAACGGCTAGCGGCATCCCCTGCGATCGCCCGACAGATTGACGCGCTCAGACTAGCGGCAGAGGCGCGGAAATATGCAACCCCTGCAGCTTTACGCACTTTGGTCATAGAGCGGCTCACGGCTCACGCTATCGACGATGACGTTAAGCCTGCCCAACGCCTGCGCGCACTCGAGCTGCTAGGCAAAGTGACTGAGATTGCAGCATTCACCGAGCGGCGCGAAATCATCCGGACGGACGACTCGAGCAATAGCCGGTCAGCCCTGCTCGAGATCCTCCGGTCAGCGATAGCCGGTAATGTGATCGACGCCCAGGCCCGGCCCGTCCTCGAGCCGGTCAATGATGTAGCCGATGCAGTGGTCGAACCCGGCAATCTAGACCCCGGTGCGGTCGACGATGGCCAGGGAGCAGACCCCACAGGGGCGCACCCCCCCGAAACGGCCGAGCGCAGCGCCCACCCCTTGCTTAGTAATCCACACATCGGATCGCATGAAGTTACGTCCCTCCCCAGCCTAGACCCTGCTTCGGTCGCGGTAACAGAAAAATCGTTATAAGTTTAAGGGTAACAGGTGTTACCCTTAAAAACATAACAATCATCAGAAAATAAGTAAGGGGGGGTGGGGTGTGAAAAATTGGGGTGTTATAGGAAACGGCTATCGGGGAAAGACCCCCGGTAGGTTTTTTAAATTCAGAGTGGGTGGGGGGGTATTTTTTGTGAAAAAGGGGAAAGAGATGACGCCGGCGCAGAGGGAGATTTATTTAGTCATAGATGAGTGGTGGAAGAAGTATGGGTTTGGGCCGACGATTGATGAGGTGATGTTGGTGACTGGGGACAAGGGGAGGGGGAACGTGGCAAGGAAGATGAAGGCGTTGATGGATTTGGGGATATGTAAGGGGATTCCTCGGCGGGCGAGGACGATTCGGCCGGCGTATTTGCGGGTTAGGGATATCGTATGAAAGAAGATGATGAGCTCATCCGGCTTTTGGGGATGATGAGTGATGAACAGTTGGAGAAGGTTCTGGAGAGTCTTCCGGAGGGTCAGAGGTCTGCCTTGACGGAGATTGCCCAGGAGTATGAGAGGGCTGTAGGGAGGGAGAAGGGGCAGAAGAAGTTCATGGAGTTCGTCAAGATGATGTGGCCAAACTTCATTGGGGGCAGGCATCATGAGATCATGGCTGAGGCTTTTGAGAGGGTTGCCTCGGGGAAGTTAAAGAGGCTAATTATTAACATGCCTCCTCGTCACACGAAGAGTGAGTTTGCGTCATATCTTCTACCGGCGTGGTTTTTGGGTAAGTTCCCGAATAAAAAAATCATCCAGTCATCGAATACGGCAGAGCTCGCCGTGGGGTTTGGACGGAAGGTCCGTAACCTTGTGGATGGAGAGCTCTACTCAAAGGTCTTTCCGAATGTCGCGTTAAGACACGACTCTAAGGCCGCCGGGAGGTGGTCTACTAATGAGAATGGTGAGTACTTCGCTATTGGGGTGGGAGGAACCGTTACGGGTAAGGGCGCGGATCTTTTAATAATTGACGATCCCCACTCTGAACAGGAGGCAAAGCTCGCGGAATCGGACCCCACGATCTTTGATTCTGTCTATGAGTGGTACACCTCTGGACCACGGCAGCGTCTCCAACCTGGAGGGGCCATTGTTATCGTGATGACCCGCTGGGCAAAAAGGGACCTGACGGGAAGGGTGGTCAAAGACTCTATCCAAAGGGGTGGAGATGAGTGGGAAGTCATTGAGTTCCCTGCGATTCTTCCCTCGGATAAGCCTCTGTGGCCGGAGTTCTGGAACTATGAGGAGCTCGCCGCACTGAGGGCTGAGCTTCCTAATAGTAAGTGGCAGGCTCAATACCAACAAAACCCAACATCTGAGAGCGCGGCCATCATAAAGAGGGAGTGGTGGAGGATCTGGCATGACGACAGGCCCCCACATTGTCAATTCACCCTCATGGCATGGGACACAGCCTACGAAAAATCTACCCGCGCAGACTATTCTGCCTGCACAATATGGGGTATCTTCAACCACCCCGACGACAGCGGTGTGGAACAGGCAAACATCATCCTTTTGAACGCCATAAGGGATAGGGTGGAGTTCCCTGAACTCAAAAGACTCGTGTTGAGAATGACCAAAGACTGGGAACCAGACAGCACCATCATCGAGAAGAAGGCTTCTGGAGCTCCTCTGATCTATGAGCTCAGGTCTATGGGAGTACCTGTTCAGGAATTTACTCCCGTCAAAGGGAACGATAAGATCACAAGGATTAACGCCGTATCAGATTTGTTCGCCTCAGGCAGGGTGTGGGCACCCAACACCAACTGGGCAGAAGAAGTCATTGACGAGGTCGCATCATTCCCCGCTGGGGACCACGACGACTACGTTGATACAGTGTCTCTGGCGTTGATGAGGTTCAGAAAAGGCGGCTACATCAGAACAGAGCTAGACGAAGATGATGAGGTAAGATCATTCCGGCGTCGGGCTGTTTACTATTGAGGAATCATATGTCCATCGTAAAGGCAATCAACCAAGCCCCCATCGGTCAAGAATTGGTCAATGCAGATCCAATTGAGATTGAGATCGAAGACCCCGAGTCTGTAGCCATCAAGGCCGGCGGACTTGAGATTATTCTGACCCCAGAACCGGAAACGGCAGAGGATTTTGACGCCAACCTCGCCGAGTACATGGGTGAACAGGAGCTCGCCTCCCTAGTAACAGACCTGATGGGTGATTTCCAAACGGACATCGACAGCAGGAAAGACTGGATCAGCACATATGTAGACGGCATCGAACTTCTAGGGATGAAGCTTGAAGAGAGGACCGAACCCTGGGATGGAGCCTGCGGGGTTTATCACCCTCTATTGTCTGAAGCCCTCGTGAAGTTTCAGTCAGAAACCATCATGGAGACCTTCCCCGCACAAGGTCCCGTGAAGACTCAGATTATTGGCAAAGAAGACCCTCAGTCGCGAGATG